CATGCCATAGGGCTTCACGGTAAATTCGCCCGCCATCGTGGAAGTGGACGGATCGCCTGGCTTCCAGTTCTGCGGAATGCCCATGAAATCGAGTTTCACGCCATTCCGGTAGGTGATGCGGAAATCACCCTTTCCGGCGATCATCGCCGCATAAAGAGCGTCCGCCGCAGACGGCACGTAGTTGAAACCGATGGTGGCCGGATCCGTATCCAGCAGCCCGGCGATGTATTCCCGGAAGTCATCAGGGCTTTCCAGATGGGTCACATCAATGGTTTCGCGGGTAATGGCGGGCGAGGTGATCGACGTCACCTCGCCAACCTTGGTGTAAACGGTGGAGCCGCCATCCTGTCCATCACCGATGGAAAAGGTGGCGCCCATGCCGGTCTCTGCCGAAGTCACAGGCATTTCAGACCCTCCAAATTGTCAGGGGTTAAAGGGAAGGATCATCCGGCGTGGCGCCAAAGACGATCTCATATTTCATGAGCCGCGTGCCGATGATGACCGCGCCCTGATGCTGCGCGATCTCCACCGACTGAAGGCGGCAGGATTTGGCGAGGCCGAAGCGCCCCGCCGCAATCACGGTTTTTTCAACGGCAAGCTGGATATCATCCAACTGATCCATAGGATCGCCGCCGGGCCGTGCCATCAGCGCCACATCCAGCGACAAGCGGCGCTCCACCTCGCTCAGGCTTTCATGTGAAAACCCTTCACCAGAGGAGAACACGTAGAGGGCGGGCAGCTTCTCATCCGGCAGAACCCAGCCCGCAGGCAGGTTGTCCAGCACCGTGACCGGGACGGCCTCAACAGCTATGCCCGCCGAAGCGATCGCGGCCTTGAAACGGTGCCGGATCTCCTTCGCAATCAGGGTATCGCTCACGTGACCACCTCCAATTGCACCGTGATCAGCGCATCCGAGGCAGGGCTTGCGCTCTCCTCCTCAAACAGGACCCGGTAGATCTGCCCGTCTTTGGGATCGATCAGATCCCCCTCTGCGAGATCCGCAATCACGTCCCGCGCAGCACGCAGCACCGGCACCAGCGTTTCGATCTCCGCGCCATTTGCAGCCGGAACCCGGCGCGGAACCTGCCGGAACACTGCAACCACATCACGCGCCTGCGGCGCGCCGTGATGGATGGTGACGGTGCCGCCAAAGGCCCGCGCGAGCGAACCGGCGACACCGCGGAACGGCCCCTGCATTAGCTGGTGGCCGCGCCGCCATCCAGCAGCACAATGCCGGTATCGGACGGATCCGCCGCGGCCTGCACAGCCAGGCCGACCAGCGTATTGCCGCTGGTAACCGTAGTGCATTCCTTGGCGGTATTGTTCCAGTAGATCTTGGCGCCCACGGTCCACGCCTGCGCGGAGATTTTCGGCAGCTCGAACACACCGCGGCGCACAAGCGTGACGCTCTCGCCGGAGAGGGCGGCGCCGGTGGAGACGCCGAACAGCGATCCGACCAGAACGCCCGCGCCAGAGGCCACATCGGCAGGTGCGGGCACGCTGATGTTCTCGCCCGGCTGAATAAAGTTCTTCATGGGTTTCCCCTTTACGGTTGAAGGTTTGAAAAAGTGCGCTGCAATGCAGAGGGGCGCCCGGCGGGCGCCCCTCTGCAAAATCAGCCGTCAGGCCGGGCGTCAGCCGCGGCGGTAAGCGCCGCGGTGCTCAACCGGGGTTGCCGCGAAGATGTGGCGGGCCACCATGTTGACGCCATCAGGGTTCATCCCCTCCTTGGTCATCACCGTGGGCGCCTCATAGCCATCCAGATAGGCATGTTCCAGCACCGGCAGATCCGAGGCGAACAGATACCAGATGCTGTCCGAACCACCTGCGGCAGCTCCGAGCGACGGCTCCACAACCGGCGTCAGGGTGTTGCCGAAGGGGTTGGCGTCCGCCATCTTGGCCGGGGTGGCCGAAGCCACAAACTGACCCGCCGCGGTTTCCAGCGCGGGCGGAACGAACAGAAGATCCGGCGACACCGCAATGAACGCATCCTTGTCGGTGGAACCAGCCGGGCGCTGTTCCCACATGGCCTTGCGGCCCTCGCCCACAGTGGTGACGCTGATCACCCCGGCGGCACCGAGGTTGCCGTGATCGGCATGGAACAGGGCCTTGCCGTCGCCAACCTTGGCATTGCTGCGGATGGCGGACCAGGCCAGCTTGCTCTCCAGGGTGCCCGCGGCACGGGCAAAATCGCCGGGCAGGCGCTCGAAAACGCCCATGTCGTCATTCACGATCGCCTCAAAGGTGAGGTTGATCTGACGCCCGTATTTCGCCAGCTTGAGGCCCTGCGCCTCATCGGTGATGGCCGATTGCAGATACTCGCCGTTTTCCGTCACTGCCTTCAGCTCGAAATCGCCGCCCGCGGTGACGGAATGCAGCTCGCGGAAGTCCGAGGCGCTGCGCTGGCGCGAGATCCGGCGCCAGGTGGCCGCCCGGCGCTCATAGGCCGCGCGCAGGGTCCGGTTCATCACCTCAGTGGTGATATAGGCGAAATCCGACACGCCGAGGGCGCCCGACATGAGCGAGGTGGAGCGCAGACCGGCCCGGATGGTATCCAGCTCATTGAAGCCGCGCGCGCCACCCGCGAGATGCATGGCGAGGGAGCGGACCCGCAGGCCGCGGTACTGCTCCGCCGGACCTTCCAGCTTGTGCATCTGCGGCGCCGCGCGGTGCATCAGCGCGCCAATCATGGCCTCGACCTGAGTTTCGGTCTCATCGCGGGTGATTTCGACGCGCGCACCGCGCGGCTGTGCCGCGGCAACCGCCGCCATGATCACGCGGTTGGCCTGATCGATCGGCGTGCCGTCATCAACCATCCGGTCAATCTCTTCCTGGCCGATATGGGCCATGAACGGTGCAGCGGCCTCGCGGATCCCCTTGATGCGCGCACGTTCCGCAGCCACAGGATCCGCCTGCATCACGGGTGCCGGTGCAGCGGCGGGCTCCTGCGCCGCGGGGGCCACCGGGGCGGCAGCAGGATCCTGCATCACAGGCGCAGGCGCCGCGGCCACACCACCGGCCACCGCGGCACCGGCGCTGGGAACAACCGCCGCACCGGGCGCTGGGGTATTGGTTTTGGACATGGAAGCATCCTCTTTTTCTTTGGGCTGTTGCCCGGTTTCTTGGCTTGCGCCAGCCTCAAGGCCCGCGGACGCGGTTGCCTCGAATTTCATTTGCGCCTCGCAGGCGCGGGTGAATGCTGCGCGCGCGGCGCGTTTTGCAGCATCGTATTGCATCACCGGATCTGCATCCGGCGCCGCCCGTGAAGCGGTGACAGCATCAGCGAAGCCCGCGGCCACCGCCTCCTGCGCGCTGAACATGGTTTCAGCCCGCATGATCTCGCGGGCCTGCTCAGGTGTGATGCCTGCGCGGTCCGCGTAGACAGCCGCGTAGGCATCCGCCATCACGCTCAGATCATCCGCCGCGGACTGCAACTGCTTGGGATTGCCATAGGCAGACATGGACGGGTCATGCACCAGCATCAGGGAACCCGCGGACATTTGAATTTCATCCGCGGACATGATCATCAGCGAGGCCGCCGAATGCGCGTTTCCTGTGACCTTCACCGTCACTTTTCCGGGATGCGCCTCGAACGCCGCACGGATCGCTTCCCCTTCGGAGGGGGAGCCGCCGTCGCAATTGACCATTACCGTCACATCGCCCGAGAACTGCCCGAGGGCATCTAGCACCATCTGCGCAGAAAAAAGGCCGGTATCCTCCGGCCAGATCCACTCATCCTTGACGACAGTACCAAACAGCCAGATAGCCCCGGCCTTAATCAGATCGCTCATTTTCGCTTTCCTCATTCAATTGACCAGTGATCCCCGCCTCATCCTCGCCGACGATCAGGCGCATGAGAGCCATCAGGGCCTGCATCCCGGCCTTGCGGCGCTCCTGCTCAGCCATAGCGTCCGCAAGGCCATCCAAACGGCCAGCATCTTCGCGGCGCTCGCGGGCGATCGTGTCAGGATCCAGCCCCATCGCACGCTGCTCGCGGCTCAGGCTCGACAGCCCCGCCTCCACTTTCTTGATGATCGCGGGGATCTCTTTTACCGGATCGATCAGCGCACGGCGCTGCGCGGTCCAGCTCATCTGCATGGGCGGCAGCGGGCGGCTTTGCTTGAGCCGGTAGGCATCCAAGGCCCACCGCCCGACACCGGCACAGAATTGCGAAATCAGGATCTGCTCCTGCCACGTCTCCACATTCTTATCCATTTCGAGCCGCCCGGCCCGCATGGACGAATAATTGACGCGGCTGAGATCGCCGCTGAGGCTTTCGTATGTGATGCCGATGCCCATGGCGACCGCCGAGAGGCCCAGCCGCATGACAGCGTCGTAGTCATTCACGGAGGGCGGATCGGTAAAGGTGACCGTCTGCCCGGCCTCCGTGTGCACAAATCCGCCAGGCGCAAGCTGATCCAGTCCGCTTGCGCCTTCCGGCGGCCCCTCATCCCCATGGTTGACGACACCGGCCAGAAGCGCCGAGATCTTTTGCTTGAGGATCTGCGCCTCCTGATAGTCGCGCATCTCGCCCAGCGTCACCATCACCGGGGCAAGCCAGGGCACGCCCCGCATCTGGCCGGGCCGGTCAATCCGCCGGATGTGCAGAATATCCGAGGCAGGCACCCGAACCGTTTTCAGCGAAACCTTGCGGACCGCAGCACCGGGATGCTGCTCATAGAGGTGATAGGCAACCGCCACCCCGTCACCGTCATACTCGATCCCGTCGCGCACCTCATTGCTGCCGTGGCCGGTGACCGTGGTGTTGAGATGATCGATTTCCAGCAGCTCGATCGCAAGCGGCAGTGCCCGGCTGCCGCCACGCGCCATCCGGCGCATTGCCAGAACCTCGCCGCTCTCAAAGACCGAATTGCAAACCACCGTCTGCATTGCAGAGAGGTTCAGAGCGCGGTGCGCATCGAGATCCGTTGACGCCAGATAGGGCAGGATCACATCTGCCGCTTTGGAAACCGCCGTCTTGTTTTTCCCGGTGAGCGATGGCGTGATGCCGGACCCCACGACATTGTTGGTGACAACCGCCTGCGCCCGCCTTGCGAACGGCGCATTGCGGATCAGATCCCGCGAACGCTGCCGGATCACCGCCCGGCCTGCGCTCGACGCGGCATCCGCATCCGTGCCCGGCGCCTTGAAGCCTTTGAGGCGCCGCCCATTGCTGGCGGCGTCATAGTTCATCAGAATATTTGCCTTGGCCTTGGCCTTGATCCGGCTCAGCCCTCTTTGCGGGGCAACCGCGAGGATCGCCCGGTCAAACATGCCGGCATTGCTGAAATGGCGCATCAGATCCCCCGGTCCGTTGACGGGTAGGAAACCGGCATCACCGGCTTGGCTGCGGCAAGATCAGCCTCAATCAGGCGCTTGATCTTCTGCAACTCCCCAAGATCCCGGTATGCCACCATCTCGCCATTGATCATGGCCTGCTTGAGCCCGCCGGAGATGACCGCCTTGATGTTGGCAAGATCTTGTTGCGTGTATGTTGCCATTCACCTCACTCCAAATAAGCGATCCGCCGCGCAGGCTTGCGCAGGCGGCTCGCCGGTTGCGGCGCCGCAGCCGGGGCAGGTTCATCCTGCGCCCCCATGGCGACCGCAAACGTGTTCCCCGGCCCGCCGATCGCCCATTCCTTCGGGCTGGCAGGGTCCAGCTTGAGCAGCCCCTTATGCTCAGCCACCGCCTGCGCGTAGCTGCTGAGGTCGATGCTCTCGTTGCGTTTCATGTTCGGGCGGGGCTCATAGCCTTTCGCCGTGCGCTTTTCGGCGGTGAATTCCTTCAAGGGATCATCGGGCATCCACTCCCCCAGCATCAGGGATCCCGGCCCGCCGTCCTGCCGCCCGAGGGCGGCGAAAACGGTATCCTTGAGCTTGTCCGTGGCGATGTTCAAAAGCTTGATATCGCGGGCCTGGCCGCCGTCGCTTTTCCGCGTCGGCGCCCTGTACCAAATCCGCCCCTCGACCTTGAAACCGCCGTGACCGCGAATGAAGAACCAGCGGGACGCGGCACCCTCTTTGCGGCGCGCCTGCCAGAACTGCGTGGCCTTGTCGGAAACCCCCGGCTTGCCGTGAAAGTCGCAGCCCATTGCCATCGGGATCAGACCGAACTCCTCACCTTCGACAGGATAAGGCGTTTGCAGGACCGGCAGCAGCACCGCCCAATCCTCAAGATAGGTGGCCGGATCAAGCACCCGGTCCGCGGCAAAGGGCGCTTCCGGTGGCGGGGTATGCAGATCAAACCGGTCAATGATGGCCTTGCGGCCATCCAGACCAAAGGCGGTGATCTGCACAACGAAGCGATTGCCCTGCACGTCCGCCGAAGCGATCAGGAAGCGTGCCCAGGCAGGTGCCACCCCCTTCTGCATCGAACGGCACATGGCGCGGAGATCGTCCAGGTTCAAATCCCCCTCATCGCTCAGCGCCTTGGGGAGATAGGGCATCCCCTGATCGGTGTTGACGGTAACCTGCAAGGTTTCCTCCGGGCCGCCAGCCCGGAAGGCCCTCAGCGCGGTTTCATACTTGCTCACCAGACGCGCCCAGGAGGCAAAGGCAGCCGCAGCCCCGTTGAGGTGATAGCTCAGCCGATCGCTTTTCAGCACCTCGCCGCTATCAATCCGTGCCAGCCCGCCCGCCGCGGTTTCGTGCAGCCAATACCCTTTGCGGTTCAGCTCGACCTTGTGACGGTGTTCCAAGACGCAGCCGCAATGCGGGCAAACCATCACCGCCCGCTCACCCGCCTCGACAGGAGACAGCTCCCGGTCATAATCGAGCTTGTCAAAGGCGGGCTCATAGGCGCCGCCGCAGTCCGGGCAGTCCCAATAGAAGCGCCCGCGCGTGCCGCCGTTGTACAATTCAAGGATCCCGGCACAGGGCGGCGCCTCATGCGGCGTTTTCGGACGCCAGCCCGGATCCGTGATCAGGTGCCCCGGAGAAGCTTCCGCCACCGTCATCCCGCGGGACCCCAGCGTTTCGTTCCGCTTGGCCCCCATGGCGAACGGCGAGCCCTCCTTACCGATGTTCAGCGGCATCCGGTCATAATCCGTGAACAGCACGGTTCTGATGGTGCGCCCGGAGAGGTTGGCCTTTGTCGGCGGGCCGATCGTGATCTTGGCGCCGCCGATGAATTTCTTGCTGAGTTTGTTCCGGTCCGATCGGCCCGTGCCCTGCCGCCTGGCAAGCTCCGGGCTGTTCTCGATCATCGGCATCAGCTCCTCATCAACCCAAGCCTCAGCCGTGTTTTCGGTCATATGCGTGATGTGGCAAATGCCCGGATCGCAGATCACCGCATGATTGACGCCCTGCAACAGCATCACGGTTTTCCCGGCACGGGCCGGGCCAACAAAAATCAGTTCCCGGTAGCGCCGCGAAGTCATCATATTGGCGGGCTCGATCATGTAGGGCGTCACGTTGCGGTCAAACTCCGCCCAGCGGCCCGCGGCATTCACCTTCATGAATTCCTCCGCCGCATCCACGACGCTCATCCGCGTGGCGGGTGACAGCGACGGCAGCGCGCGTGCCAAGGCGGTGCCCGCACTGGCGTAAGGCGGCATCGGCGGAAGCTCCGGGATTTCCCCGCGCCCCCTGTTCGGCAATGTCACCATGTCAGATCAACCTTGCATCCTGCGGATCCACAACACCGGGATCCTCCGCCAGCGCAGCGGCTTTGATCTTGGCCTGAATGCCGCGCAGGATCCCGTCACTGTAGTGAACAGCGCGCTCGACTTGTTCGCCGGTCAGGGAGAACTCCCGTTCCAGCCAATCCGGCAGGCCATCCAGGCCAGCGCGCATTTCGCCAAAGATCACGTCCAGAAGCTCAACAACCTCATCCACGTTGATGAGGGAGCGGCGGCGCTCCGCCGCCTGCATCCAGACCAGTTCCGCTTGCGCCAGCTCGCGCATCTGGGCCGGGCTCAGCCCGGCTTTCTGATCGCTCCGGTCCAGGCCGAGGAATTCCATGCGCTGCTGCGCAACGAAATCATCCGCCTCTTTCTTGGCCGCGGCTTCGCGGGCCTGCTCCTGATCGCGCCAGGCTTTGCAATCGGAGAACTTGAAACCGTAGGGCACGCCGTTGCCGCCCTCGACCTCAACCGGCATCCCCTTGGCACGCCATTTGTCCACCGTGTTTTCCGAGACACCGAAGATCTGCGCGATCTGCGCCCGGTTCAAAAGCGGCTCACCGGCGGCGCCGCCAGCATCCTCAGACATGCCGCCCCCTTTCGCTCACTCTTTGCCGCGCGGCGCCTCCGCAGCGCGGGCTTGCGCGAGGCGCGATTGCCGCTCCTCCGCGCTCTTGCATTCCGCATCCGGCCCGAAGGAGACCGCGCCGCAATCCTCGCAGACGTCCAGTATGAATTCGCACCGGAACCGGCACCCGAAGTCATTCCGGCAAACCGCCATTGCGCCATCTCCCCCAACAACAACATCAACGCTAATCTGTACCTGCGCCGGTGATGACACATGCCAATCACATGGGGCGCGAATTACCCGCATGCGACCGGGGGCCGGGAAGGACCCAAAGCCCCGCAATCCAGCCTTTCAGCGCGCGGTTATGACAGCCTGAGCAAGGTGGCGGGCTATGGCGGGGCCAATCTCACGGCTCGCCCGGTCATGGGCGCGCCGCACGAACTTGAGCCGCGGCTGGTAGCGCACGCTGCTCTTGTAGATCGCCAGCAGCGTGAGGCCATTCTTGCGCTTGGTGCCGCGGGTGCCATCCCGGCGCTGCCCCCTGTCAGGACGGCGCCAGACACCGGCCACCCCCTTGACCGTGCCGGAAAAGACATTCGGCTTGGCCAGCGATCGCTTCAAAGATCCGCGCGGCATGTTGCCGTATTTGTTGCGGCGCGCTCCCACCGGCACAACCACGGCCCGGCGCTTTGCGCGGCGCGTGCCGCCCGCGGCCTGGGTGGCCAGGTAAGCAGCCTGCACGCGCTTGAACCCCACCACGCCGGTGAGGCGGCGCTTGGATGCGCGGGCGACGTACATCCCCCGCTTTGTGAAGGGCGTGGGCGCCTCAAGATCGCGCTCCAAATCGCCTTGCTCCGCTGTGCGGATATTGCCTGCCACCTCGTTGATCCCCAGAGCCGCGGCAAAGGGCAACTGCGAGGCGGCGACACTATTCAGCCGCCGCTCGATCGCACGCGTGTCAACGGACATTTGCAACATATGATCTGTCCTTTTCTCCGCGCCGCGGCAATCGAGCGGCGCCCGGCCACGCCGGGAGATGAGCCAGCCGGATCCGCGCCCAGACCCGAAAAAGACGCGAACCCGGCTGGCCGGACCTGATCAAGGCGGAGCCGCACCGGCAATGGCCGGGGCTCGAAACGAAACACGCCCCGCGCTCCGAAGGAGATAGCGCAGGGCGTGCTCTGCAAGACACACCTTTAATCAAGTGATAAACCTTATAAGGTGAAGTCTCACGTTTTGTCAAATCTTTTGCGCAGAGGTATCACGTCGCCCGGCGGGCATTCTCGATATGGCACCGCCCCAGCGCGGTATTCTGGCCAGCAAGGCGGGCAGCGTCCGGGATCAGCCCCAGGGCGCGCGCCATCCCCTCAAGGCAACTCTCCACCGACCGGCTCAGCGCGGCCACATCCCGGCGCTGGCCGGACCACCCCGCGCGCGTCAGAACGGATTTAACATCGCACCCCTCAAGGCACAGTGCATCCATCAATTGACGTGCCGTGATGGGGCGCCGCCCGCCCCCGCCCTTGGGATTGGGGCGCAGCACCACACCGGCACCCGACAGGAACGCCTCAACAGCAGCGATCGTGCGGGCATGGCGGATCCGCGTTGTCACTCCGCCGTCATTGGTGGCAGCGCCGCCATCGGACAAACCGCCTTCCGCCGATGCCCCGGCCACCGATCCGATCTTTTCCACCGCTGCCGCATAAGCTTCCGCCGCCAGGCGGCGGCCATCGCCCGCATCAATCCGGCGCAGAACGGCAGGCAGGCGGCGGCAGGTGGCGCGCACCGAAGGCGCCACAAGCTCGAACGCCTCAGCGCTGCCGCCAAAGACGGTTGGCGCCGGGGCGGTGCCCTTGGCCGCGATCGCCTCGACCGGGGCGCGGGCGGCACCGGCGGGCGCCCTTTCCCCCTCGCCAACCTCCGCCAGCACACGCCGCGCCGAAAAGGCCCGGATCATCTGCATGTTGATACCTTCCGCGATCCTTGCCGCCGCTGCATCCCTCATTCTGAAACCCTCTTATCTAGCAATATCTGGTGAGCCCGCCCAGGCTGTCGCCACTATATATGGTGCTCACCTCACCTTAAAAGGTTTTTCTTTAGGGACTGAAGGGACAAGATCAAATCCGGCAGGGATTACCCAAATCATGAAATCCCGCACACCAAATTACTGAAATCAAACACCCTTTATCACTTACTAGGGACCGAAGGGACATAAGGGATCTAAATTCCCGTACACACACAAGATATAGAGCGCGCACATTCACACGCTCACGCACATGACGCCAAGCAGCAGGTTTCTACGCCCTTCAATCCCTTGCATCCCGCAACGCCGGGCAACCGCCTGTTTTTAAACACGTTTACACCCGCACCCCTTGAAGGTCTCCGGTCCCTGCACGGGACCGACTTGATCCCTTATCCCGCTGATCTCTTTATCAATCGACCAGACCCAAAGCCTCCAACTCCCCTATAGGGAGTTGCGGTTGCCTTCCAAAGAAAGGGGTGCGGGGATCGGAGACAAACAGGGCGCCGCGAAAAGGGGCGCCCTGTTTAACTTGGCAGCACCCTCAGGTCAGAGCGTGCGCGCAATCAGATAGATGCCCGCATACCCGGTATCGCTCCGCTTAGCGGGGCGAAAGGAAGCCCCGCTGTCAGGGCAGCGGTAGGCGCCGGAAAGGCCGCGCAGGCAGTTGGAGAATGCCCGCCGCCCCATAGGCGGGGAACCACTTTCCGCACAGAACGCGAGATAGGCATGAAACAGGTCGCGGCTGCGGGTCCAGTGCTTGGGATCCCCGCTGATCACACATTCCTCGCGCAGAAACGAATAAAGCGCCTCGCCGCGCGTCTCTGTCCCCCCAGGCGTTGAGACAACCTGCGGATCCGCCGGATCCTCTGCGGGAAGGTCCGGCAAGCCCATCTTGCGCCAGAGGATCTGCGCGGCCTGGCGCCCGAAGGTCAGACGCGCCTCCGCCACCAGCGCCTTGATATCCATCACGTCCGGTGTGACGTTGAACTGGGCGGACCGTTCAGACGGAGCAGCCAGCCGCCCATGCCGCCACGCCACAAACATATTGATGATCTGCCGGGTTACAGCAAAGGCGTTTTCTGTCTTGCTTTGCGTGCAGATGTAAAACGTCTGGTGTTCGTTCAGCCAGTATTCACGCTTTTCTGGATTGTGTTTGTCTACGCGCGACGGCATGGCGCGCGTTACCTCCCCAAAACTACCCAGAGCCACCATGCAGCGCAAAATGAGCTTTCGGAAATCTCGCGCCCTAGAAAAGCCAAGAGCTTCTGCAATGTCGATATCCCGCATCCGCGGCTCGCCGTCAAATTCCCGAATGGTCAGATCAAACATGGGCCAGCTCCTCCAAGCCGCTGACCGCCTCGCTCACGGATTTGGCTTTGTCGTGCAATGCGCAGGCCAGTGCATCCAGTGCATTGCACTTTTCCGCCTGACGATCAGACAGGTAGTCGGCAACGACAATGCGCATTGCGAGCGCCAGCCCCTCAAGCTCCAAGGCATCAGTGCCAACGTCGATCGGATGAATGATATTGGAATGAACGGTCATCGATTGACCCTCCTACGGTTGGTTTGATTTCCCAGCCACAAGAGGTTCCAATCTCTGGTGGCCAGACGCACAGGGTTGGAACTACCGCCCGTAGGAACGGCGCGCCCGAGGGCGCCCCTGCACGCCTGACCATAAAAAACCCGCGACAATTGGCGCGGGCTATCAAGCGCCTACGGACAGACGGGGTTCCAATCCCGGCAGGCCCTTTTTCGACCTGCACGCCAAGGTTGCCCATCCGCCCGCAGTGTGTCAAGCACTGAATATAGGTGCACACGATGCGCTTAAAGGGACAAAATCACCTTTAAAGGTTTATTGCAAATGAAATTTGACGCCTTCAAAGCATTTAAGAGATCCACCCACCAACTTCTTGCCATCTGCGTTTTGCCACTGGCAGCTTGTGTACCCTCCTTGATGCCCCTCACGATCCAAATGGCCGAAAACCCTGAGCGAGTGGCCAACCTGAGCACAGCAGAGCTTTGCCAAACAATCAGGATCTCCGAAAATTCAGCCGATTGGAGCGAAAGCGACAAAAAAGCCGCCTACGATCTACTGAGAAAACGCGGCTTCTCCAAACGAGATGCAGACTTAATCTCCGACAAAGGCGAGTACTACGGGACAGGGATGACCTATAAGGGACTGGTTTGCTCGACCGGCACCCCGACACGGGTAAACAAGTCCTTTTACCAGTACTCTGGCCACAATTGGCAAGTCGTGCTGGGAGATCATTCCGATTTTGTCTACCTCCGCGGGAATGGAACAGAGAGCGGCATGAAAGTTACAAGCTGGAACTAGATCCGGCGGCCCTTACTGCCCACCGGCGTACTTGGCATCCGCCTCCGCATCAGCGCGCATTTCATTGAACCCATCGCTGAGGCGGATACCGCCATAGCCGGTATCGCTGATCTTCTTTTGCGTGAAGCCGCGGCCATCTGCTGTCTTATAGAACTTTGCCTTGTCCGCGAAGTGATTGGAGACAGTGCGGGATCCCCATGCGTCTCCGCGCCCCGTATGGACATACCACCAGTTGAATGCATCGATCAGATCCCGCGAACGGGTGAACACGGTTGGATCCCCGTCCACTTCACAGCAGGTTCGCAGGAACACCAGAACCGGATCGCTCTCCTCGCGGTACTCGCGGGTTGCTTCAAGCACCACCTCAGGGATCTGCAAGCCGCCTTCCAGCCACTTTTGCAGCCCCTCAAGCAGCCAGTTCAGGATGCCGGGCCGCTCCGCCTCCAGCTTCTTAGGCAGGAGCGGATCAACCTCCTCATCAGGGATCGATTCCAGGAATGGCACCAGGAGGACACGGCGCCAGATGCCGTTGTCCGTGCCGCGGATCTCCGGCTTGTGGTTGCCCGCGATCGTCAGCTTGAATTCAGGCACCACCTCAACAAACTCCTGCTGCATCCGGCGCACAAGGATCTCCTCACCCCCGGTGAGCTGCTTGATCAGCGCCTCCTTGAGCTTCTGCCCCTTCTCCGGCTCAGCCGCACGCACCATGCGGGCACCGGGGAGCCGGACAAGATCCGGGGTCGCATCCGAGCCCTTGCGCTGATCAGACCCGGCAAGGCTCTCGATCGGCACAGTGGTTGCATACGGCCCCATCATCCGTGCAATCAAATCCATGAGCGTTGACTTGCCGTTGCGCCCGCCCCCGTAGAAGAACGCCAGCTTCTGTTCTGTTGTGAGGCCGCTGAGGCTGTAGCCGAACCAGCGCTGCAAGAACTCGCGCAATGCCGGATCCGGCTGGATCCGGCACAGAAACTTGTCGAACACGGGGCGCTTGGCCGCCGGGTCAAAATCCACATCCATGATCTTTGACAGGTACTGATCCCGCGCGTGGCCGATAACCTCACGGCGCCAGGTCTTGCGGCCCGTGGCCTTGTGCTCCTCCTCAAAGAAACGGATCACGCCGGACCCGGTGTTGATCATCAGAGGATCTTCATTCAGACGGCTCAAGGGCTGGTAAACATCAACCTGCGCCTCGCGCATCATGTTGTTGATCGGGCCGGTATTACCCGCCGCCTTCGCGTGCGAATGATGGCCACGGCGCAGGGCGGCAAGCTTCTTCCGCAGATCATCAGCCTTCCCAACTTGCGTTTCCAGCTCCTTGAGCTGCGCCTTTTGATCATCGCTGCGCTTGCTGGCGGGCGTCTCCTTGATCTCTGCCACGGTTTCGCGCGCCAGATCCCCGGCCTCGATCTCAAGTTCTTCCCAAGGCTGCAGCCGGAGAAACAGGGCCTCGCGCGAAACCCGCCCGGAAATCTGCTGCGCCAGGCGGCGCACCTCTAGCTGATCGTCATCCTGCGCCCAGCACTTGCCGTTCCAGACAAACCAGCCCACCCGCGGCACGAACAGCACCTCATCCCCAAAGTATTTGGTGAACCGCCTGCCGTTGCCATAGTCGTTGAGAGGAAACAGCGCGCATTCCTCCGCGAGCTGATCCATGGGATCAGAAACAGGGTCCCATGGGCCGCCGTCCTGAGGGGTGCGGGGATCCTCCGCACCGGGATCGTAATCCGCCGGGTGCACCTGCTCTGCGCGCTCGAAAGCCTCGCGCACATCATCATAGCCATCTTTCATTGCTCATCCTGCCCCGTGCAGATCATATCGTTGAGATCCCCGCCCTCACGCGCGGGCACCACCAGCCCCGTCAGGGCGGGGTTTGCATTCATGGCGCGCCTCAGGCCCGCAGTAAGCTGTGCCCGCGTTTGCCGCGGATCGCTGTCACCATCCTGAATGAAGATCAGCCGGTCGACGCAGACAGGCGGCAGGAATGCATCAAGGTCATCCAGCTTCGGTTCATCGGAAAACCGCCCGCCGGACCGCTTGCCCGCCATATTGCCAAGCGAGATGCCAGCCCAATAGCTTGCCCCCAGCGTTGCACCTGCGACCAAAGCGGTCAGAGTGGTTTCAATCCCCTCGCCCATGACAAGGGCAGAGGTGCAGGCACTGCCAGTCAGGCGGATTGCGCCACCCTTTTGCGACCCGCGAACCGTCTTTGCGGCGAGCACTTCACCGGTTTCCGGGTGCAGGATCCTCGCCTTCCCCTTGGGCGCGGAAAGGTCAATCCAGGTCCGGTGAACAGCCTGCAATTTGCCGTCCGCGCCCTGTACCGCCGAAATCAGTACCGGGCCGCGGTGCAGGGTCCGGTACTGGCTGGCAATTTTTTTCACATACGGATAGTCCGGCAGAAACCGGAAACACTTGAAGGGCATCGGCAGTTCCTGAAATCCCGGAACCCGCAAATTCAGGTACGCCTCCGCCAGAGTGCCGCGAAAAGGCTGCGCCGCACGCCAGATGCCCACCGCGTCCCGGCGTGCGGCTGCCCTGTACCGGGCCTGCTGCTCCTCCGCCCTGCGGCGGGTTTCCTCTTGCCGCCGCCTGCGGCGCTCCAGTTCCGCAGGATCAATCTCCGCCTCGCGCTCACCTTCAAGGAACTCGACAGCCTCGATAAAGCTGAGATCCAGAACCAGCATCACCAGAGCGATCGGATCCCCACCCCCGCAAGAGCGGCAGTTATACACGTTCTGGCGCTCACTGATCGAAAAGCGATCAGTGCCGCCGCACTTCGGGCACGGCCCGGTCAGCTCCCCACTCACCGGGCGCAGCCCTTCGATCGGCGGCAGTTTTTCCAGAACTTCACGCATGGTCCGGCCACGGGCCAGATCAACGCGGGGATCCTCTTTGGTGGGCATCGAAACACCTCAGGGTGAAAACTTGCATTTAAGGTGGTCAGCAGGCGCAGACCCGCGCCCGCCAGACCGGCCCGTCAGAACGGGATTTCATCATCGTCAATGTTGTGGCCAGAACCACCAGGGGGCGGACCGCCGCCATATCCGGGGCTGCGGTCATACCCGCCACCCGAGGCGCTGCCGCCAGAACCTGAGGAGCCGCCGTCGCGGCGGTCCAGGAGCGTGAGCGTGGAGCCAAACCCCTGCAAAACCACCTCCGTTGAGTAGCGGTCCTGCCCGTTCTGGTCCTGCCACTTGCGGGTTTGCAACTGGCCCTCGACATAAATTTTCGAGCCCTTGCGCGTATATTGCTCAGCCACCCGCACAAGCCCCTCATTGAAAATGGCGATCGAATGCCATTCTGTGCGCTCGCGGCGCTCGCCCGTCTGGCGGTCCTTCCAGCTTTCAGAGGTGGCAAGGCGCAGGTTGCAGACCTTCCCGCCATTCTGGAAGTTGCGGACTTCGGGATCACGGCCAAGGTGGCCGATCAGGATAACCTTGTTCACAGATCCGGCCATCAGAGCGCCCCCACCACGAAAGCCGCAGCCTGCGCGGCGGCAAAAGGCATGATGAGGCATCGCTCCGGCACATCGCCTGTATACGGAGGCGCGATATTCGTCATGTGCAAGTGACCACACACCAGAGGCCACGGGCGGCAATGCGGCCCAGGCTGGAACGGCATCCAGTCATCAACCACGCCACAGCATCCGAGCGCGCGCGCCAGATCGGCTGCATGATGGGTCTTTCCGCAGCCGGGCGGGCCGTGCACGATCACGGTGCGGTATTCCCGCTGATTGTTGTCCATAGTCTCAATCCTTCTGTTTGGGGTTCAGGTCCGGCGCAAGCTTGCGCGTCCAGAGTGCACAGGCCGCGGCGCAATCGGTTCCATTCACCGTTTTGTGCAGCCTGGCACAGGGCTGGCCCGCGGCGCGCATGGCCGCTTGCTCAGGAAAAGCCGCGCAGGTGCCGCAGACCCGGCGCAGGTGCATTGCACATCCTGACGCGAAGGGGCGCGCATGGTAGGGGCGGCGCGCAAGGCGGCGCCCCAAGCTTGCGGAGCCTTGGGGTTCAGGTGCGGCGGCCATTTCCGCCCCCGCTCAAACTCACGCCGGACCGCCCCTTGAATTTGGCGGCCCGTGGCCTGCCCGCCGCGGGCAGGATCGCCCCGCAATCGCGGATCAGCACCAGGTGCGACCGCAGCAACTCAAGCGCCATCTCTTCAACACTTGGCATTGCCACCCCCAGACGGCTGGCCTCCTGACGGGCAATGCGCTCAATCGTGCCACGCTCCTTGGGCGTGAGGCTGCTGATGATGAAATCACCCATGGCCCGTCCCCCGAGCAGGATCCCCCAAGGGCGGCAGCACCACCCCTTTCTCCGCGGCCACGGCCCGCACATGGCTGACCAGTGCGCGGGCGCGGGAGAGCTTGATATCGCGGCCAGGCGTCTTGAGAAACGCAGAGACAGTGTTGACACCGCCTCCGATGGCCTGCGCCAGCGGCGCAGGGCGCAGCTCCGTGGCCAGAAGGGCCGCAGAGAGCCACGCCCGCAGCGCTTCCGGCGAAGGGTATTCAGGAACATCTTGCAGGTCAGCCATTTATGTACCTCCTATCGCAAACCTTGCTAGTTGCATATCACCTTTAAAGGTTAGAGCAAGAGGTGAATGGCACCTTTTTTTACGTTTTTCCCCCTTTCCGTTGCCTCAATCCCTTTTAAATGTTAATCGGACCCACTACAGAACCCGAAAAATTCATACTGAAACACATACTTAGATCCGAAACACAAACCGACCGAAGGACAACAGATGCGACCAGAGACCGAACGCAAGCTGGAAAACGCACGCACCAACTTAAAGATCCTCGTAGCGCTCGACGACCGAAGCGCAGCCGAAATATCCCGAGAAGCCGGGTTAAGCGTTAATGTTCTAGGCAAATACCTTCGTGGTGAAACCATGATAAATTTTGGCAACCTTCAGTCCATCTGCGACGTCTTAGGGACCCCCATTGCACTGATCACCTCCGACCGGCAGATCACCCCCGCGCGCATTCGTTTGTACCGAATTCTTGACCGCATGAGCGATGAGGAGCTATTGGCCTTCATTGAGAAAGAAAAGGGCGGCTCCTGAACATCCAGGCGCGCAGCCCGCAAAGAAAAGGCGGCGCCGGAGCGCCGCCGAAGTGACATGACCAAATAGACGTAAAGGCGGTGCCAAAGGCGCCGCCTTTACCTTTTTTGCGCGCGGAATTCCTCAAGGAACGCCTCAAGCCGGTCGCAGAATTCTTCCGTGCCTGCCTCATCCAGACCATCAACCAGCTCATCAACCTTTGCGATCATGGCGGCGCGGATATCCTCCGTCTCCGCCTCATTCTCAGCAAAATCCTGCCGGTTGTGCTTCAATTTCATTAGCGTGTGTCCTTCACCTTTAAATTATCGCCAGAACCCTATGCCACTCAGCACGGCGGGCGGTCAACCTCATACGAACAAAAAGCGACCATTGGCGCATTCTGCGCACTATTAGTTGACTGTCACCTTTTAGTGTGTTTATCACATCAGATATCAACACAGGAGGCTGACCCCATGGCCTATACGCCCTTGACACCGCCAGACACCGCAAGCGCCGCGGAACCCGGACCGATTGTGCTGCTCATCAACGGCTCAGGCTTGGGAATCGCCCTGCTGTGTGCCTTCGCACTCCTGACAGTTTACATGATCCTCAACGAGGGCGGGAAATGACGGCGCTCAGCTACTTGCAGAGCGGCGAAAACCTGACCACCGCGCAGGCGCTCGATTGGCTGCGGCAGCAAGGCATCCACACAAGCCGCCGCGGACTTGAGACGGCGCGCGCTGAAGGGCGCCTGAAATTCTTGAAAGTGCGGGGCAGGACCCGCATCCTTTACCGGCCCGAAGATCTCGCACAAGCATTTTTTGAAGGAGTGCAGGAATGCCCCTCAAGCTCATCCAGCGCAGCGAAGGAGGCGCGTGGTACATCCGCGGCACCGTTGCAGGACGATATGTTTACCGCAGCACTCAGACTAGCTCAAAGCGCGCCGCGGAAGCCATCAGGATCCGCACCGAAGCGGAAATGCTCGAACGTCACTCGCTTGGACGCAAGGCAACAGCAACCTTCCAGGAAGCCGCGGTCAACTACCTGACTGCGGGCGGAGAGGGGCGGTTTCTGACACCGATCCTGCACCACTTCAAGGATGTAAAACTTTCCGCCATCGATAATGCCGCGATAAACGAGGCGGCGGCCAGCCTATACCCCGGCGCCAAGCCCTCGACCATCAACCGGCAGCTCATCACGCCGGTTTCGGCTGTGCTCACGATGGCAGCTGAGGACGGGCTATGCGAGCCGGTCAAGCTAAGGCGCCGCAAGGTGACAGACAAGAAAACCCGGTGGCTCACGCCTGCGGAATTCACCGCCTTTGCCGCGGAACTGCCGCCGCACCTCAAGCAGATCATCGGCTTCATGATCGGCACCGGCGCGCGCGCGCGCGAAACCCTGAGCCTGCAAGTCTCCACGCTCTATCTCAGCACTGGCCAGGCACTGCTTGCCGAAACAAAAAACGGCCTGCCCCGCATGGTGGAGATCCCCGATGCCGCGCTGCCGCTGATCCGGGCACGCAAACTGCCCAAGGAAGGGACGGCCTTCCTGACCAGCCGCAACCGCCCCTATGAGCTGCGCGACAACACCGGCGGGCAGTTCAAAACCGCATTCAACAAGGCCCGCGCCCGCGTGACGGAGAACAAGGAAAACGGCATCACCCTAGGCCGGGACGTGACCCCGCACACGATCCGCCACACCTGGGCGACATGGTACTACGCGCAAACGCGGGACTTTGGCCGCCTCCTCGACCTTGGCGGATGGGCCGATGCCGATACCGCCAACATCTACCGGAAAATCGCGCCGGACGATCTGGCCCAGGATCTCTTGCAGCATGGCTGGGATTTCCGCCGCGGCTTCCAGCGCGACGGCGCACCTGCGCTGCGCGTGGTGAGTTCAAACTGAAAGGAGACCGCCCATGACCAAAGAGCAACAGGACGCGGAACTTCTCACCCGAGTGCGGCGGCGCCTGCTGCACGGCCCCTATCCGCAACTTGGCGTCAGAGCAGACGAAATCGTTGCCGGGTTTCTTGTGTGCTTGGAAGAGCTGCAAGAAATGCGCCGAGAGAGCGAAGCCAGCCGGAAAAGGCGCGCCCCAGGATCACCTTAGATCAATATTTTCACCATAGGAGAGCGACATGCCCCCCATCAAACACCCCTCGCCAATCGAAGCATTCGGAAGCCTGTTTCTGCGCGCTGCCGAGCAGCAGCGCATTGCGCAGAACCCAGCCACATATGTCACGCCGGACGACCTGTCCCGGCGGATCGTTGCCCTGGCAGGTGACGCCCGGCACAGCGAAGGCGAAGCCCGGCACCTGATTTGCGCCGACATTGCAGCCGCGGCGGCGCGCCTGGCGCTGGATGCAAAATCGCCCGAAGCTGTGGATGCTCTGCTTTCGCAGCACTGGCAGCAAAGACAAGAGGCCGTCTGCGCCGCCGTGAAGGTCACGCCCGCCATGGTAGACGCGGAAATTGCCGATGAGGATTATCACGTGCCGAACGGCACAACGCTCACGATCTGCACCCTCACGCTTGCCAACGGTTACACCGTTACGGGGGAAAGCGCCTGCGCGGATCCGGCCAACTTTGATATCGAGCTTGGCCGGGATCTCGCCAAAGGGAAGGCCCGGGAAAAGATCTTCGGGCTACTGGCCTTCCGGTTGCGCGACGAAATCTGCTCACAGCAGCGGCGCCGCAGCCAGGCGCGCGAGGTCCTGAAAGCCAGCGCCACCACCCACAAGGACCCGCTGATCAACTCGATCCTGACTGAAAACGGGGCGTGACATGGGCGCGATTTGGGCCGGGCCTTACCTGTTCCTTGGCCGCCTCACGATCGGCAAGGTGATCAGGGACGATCAGCAGTGGCACGGGTTCTCTTACCTGCCGGGCGCCGCTCAGGTTCTTGGCCCCTTCCAGAGCGAGCACGAGGCGCGTGAAACGGTGGAGAAATCGGCAAACAGCCGGATCAAGGCGATGTTTGGTGCCGGGATCAAGACCACCACCGCAGCAGTGGAGGAGGGGCGGGAGCTGCGCGTTCTGGCCCGTGCGATCTGGCGCGCAGGCGTCTGGACCTGTGACCGGCCCGTTGACAGCGCCGCCATGTTCAAGGACCTGGGCCGCGCCCTTGGAATGGACCCGGATCTTGCGCCGCGCCCGGTTTCCAGGACAGAACGGCAGCAGCGGGTCATAGCGGCGCAAGATCTTCCCGCAGACGCGCCGCTTGTCGAATAAGATAACTGCGCGCACGGCTGCCCCGTGCGCGCATTAAACCTTTTATCTTGATTTTCACCTTTTAGGGTGTAATGTGGATCGCAGCACAGATGAGGCGAGACACATGGAACTGAAAGTTTTGATCGGCTGCGAACAATCCGGCGTTGTCCGGGACGCCTTCAACGCGCTGGGGCACGACGCATGGTCCTGCGATTTGCTGCCCGCAGAAACCCCGAGCAACAAGCACATCATTGGCGACGTGCGAGACGTGATGAACTGGCAGGATTGGGACATTCTGGCGGTCATGCACCCGCCCTGCACCCGCCTCTGCAATTCCGGGGTGCGCTGGCTCACGGAGCCGCCAAAGAACCGCAAGCCGGGATATCCAGAGAAATACGAAAGCTGGCCCCGCGAGCAGCGTCTTGCATGGCTCTGGGCGGATCTGGAAGCGGGCGCCGCCCTGTTCTCTGACTGCTGGAATGTGGCGCACATCCCGCATGTGGCCGTAGAGAACCCGGTCATGCACAAACATGCCAAAGCCCGGATCCGCAACTTCCGGCCCCACGCGCAAAGCTTCCAGCCGTGGCAGTTCGGCACTGATGAGGACGGCCCCGACAACGAGAAAAAGCGCACCTGCCTCTGGCTGCGCAACCTGCCGCCGCTCACCCCCACAGGAACACTCGACGGCACAACGGCCCGTGACAGCGTGCACAAGGCCAGCCCCGGCGCAGACCGCTGGCGCGAGCGCAGCCGGTTCTTCCCCGGCGTCGCCGCCGCAATGGCCGCACAATGGTCCGCCCACGCTATCGCAAGCCGCGCGATAGCCGCCTGATACCGCGCCGCCGTGCGCAAGCAAGGAGATTGACAATGCCCGCAGACGCCATCCCCACCTTCCTCGCAAGCCTGAGCCGCTGGGCCTTCCGCCAGCGGCTCAGGCTTGAAGATGATCACACCCTGAAAGGCTTCTATGATGACAGTTTCCGGCACGGCGATCATGCCCGGCACCGGGCCGCTGCCGCAGAAATCGCCCGCCGGGATCCGCGCAGCCGCCGGGCGCTGCCCAGGCCGGAGGCCATGACATCCCGATGAGTTGACCGGAAGCGCCGTACACCCGCACTCGGCGCTCACCTTTAATCTTCATTTTCCCCGTAATGAGTTTCGCCATGACCGGCCCGACCCGAAAACAAACCGGCGCGCTGAATGCGAAGGTGGCGCAATGGACCAGGCTCAACAGCTTCACCGAGGAAAGCCGGGTGATTTCAGATGAGCGCGAAATGATCGGGAACCGGCTGCACTTCCGCATCCTAATCGCTTCGCAACACCAAGAAACGCGAGTTGAAGGATCGATCGGCCCGCGCGGCGGCACTCAGTTCACCGCGTTCCAGCGGCGGCGGATCCGCAACACACCACCAGACACCCCATGACAGAAGGAGACAGATCATGGAACTCGCAACACACCATCCGGCGGAATGGATCGAAACCGGCGAGCACGCCGAACCACCCGGCACCGCATGGGTGAATGGCACTCCCTACCGGCGCACCACAGATCTTGGCGGCACCCGCTATTTCCGATGCGATGCGGAAGATCTTGAGCCGCAGGACGAATTGCACCCCGCGCTGGTGCGCGGGCGCGAGCTGGATCCGGCAGAAACGGCGGAAGCCTTCCGGCAGCAGGACGCAATCCAGGCGCCCGCCCGGAGGGAAGCACACGCAGCGGGGCGCACGCAAGGCCGCGAGGAGATCCGCGCTATCCTGCGCGGCCTCATCGGAGAACCCGCGACCCGGCTTGTCACCTGA